GAATTATCCTGTGGGGATACCTCGCAAGCGTGGGAGTGATTTCGGTATCCCCCACGATTAGGGAAAGGAGAACACCATGGCTAGACTGATCGATCTCAACGGCGACATCATCACCGACGGCGTGCAAGGCTCGCGCGTCTGCGACGCAGCGGCCAAGATGGCCCTCCGACTGGCCGCTGAGCGGCATGAGAACATCCAGCTCGAGGATGACGACGGGAATTGGCTGGCGACGCCGGCCGGTGATTTCATCATGCTGTGCAGCGAATGCTTGGCGGCGCTGGTCGAAACACCCCACTCCAGACGCCTGGCCGCCGCCGAGGACGGCATGTGCGGCGACTGCCTCGACCAGGTGCACGACGGAGAAGGGGATCGCGACAGTATGGCTTGTATGGCTTGGCGCCATGGATAGCGCAACATTCCATTCAATCGCCCTTGATTGGCACTGGTAGGATTGCGCGGCTTTATCTCTATCTCTATCTCTATCTCTATCTTGCTCTCGCTGGCAATCGCCAGCGGGAGCTTTTCTTTGCGTGCGATACGCTCGCCAGCGGCTAGCGGGAGCGCTTGAGTGGGCTCGTGCAATCTCGCGCCCTCTACCATCCGACAGCCTCCAATCGCCCTCATGTGTAGGCGCTGGCCATTCTAGGGCATAGGCGCTTGTTGCTCGGGCTGGGCTCGGGCTGGGCTCGGGCTGGGCTCGGGCTGGGCTCGGGCTGGGCTCGGGCTGGGCTCGGGCTCGGGCTCGGGCTCGGGCTGGGCTCGGGCTGGGCTCGGGCTTGATGCTGGTATCACGTGATACCAGTGTGTGTGTGTGTGTGTATAAGTATGCTGTGCACTTATCTGTGGCATGGTGTCCCTGGATTGGCGAGGGCACTTCTGGGGGACGGGGGGCGCATCGTTTTTGTCTCACGCCTGGATGACGCAACCCCACCCCCACCAACCGGATGTTAGGAATTGATACCCCTAGACCACCCCCGCTAGCCGTGGTATCCTTAATGCACGGGAAAAAGCGCTCCTGCCGCCGCTGCACCCTCCCAGATGGCGCGGGGCTGCCGAGGGTCGGCGCCTGCGGGCGTCGGCTCTCTCCCGCCTACTATGGGGAGGCCCAAGATGCAGAGGCGCAAGGAGAAGGGCGAGAAGCTCAACAAGCAGCAGCGCGCGGTAATCGACGCCTACTTCGGCCCGTCGCGGTTCTGCAAGACGGACGCCCTCAGGCGGGCCGGGTACAGGCACCCCCGCTCCTACCTGCGCCTGTTCGAGTACCCCGCCGTCGTGGCCGAGGTCGAGCGTCGCCAGGAGCGCATAAAGAAGAAGTACGACGTGACGTACGAGCGCGTGCGAGATGAGATGGCCAGGCTCGCCTTCTCCAGCATCGCCGACTTCTCAGAGATCGACCCAGACACCGGCGAGTTCGTGCTGGCCCTGGAGCGGGCGGACCTGAACCAGCTGGCGGCCATCGGCGAGATCAAGACGGAGACCCGCTGGGAGGGGCCGCCTGGGGCCAAGGAGAAGGTGGTCGAGGTGAGGGTCAAGCCATACAACAAGCTCGCGGCGCTGGAGGCTCTGGGGCGCTTCGCGGGCCTGTCCAAGGAGAAGGTGAACGTCACCGGCGAGATCGCCCTGGTGGACCGCATCCGCGCCGCCAGGGACCGCCGCTACGGGAAGGGAGAGGGAGATGGTGAGCAGGCAGGAGATGCAGGCGGCGCTGACGAAGGCTCCCGAGGGGGCCTCGGTGGTGCTGGTGGTAGGGGGGAGGAGCAGGTGGTTCGTCATGCGCTCGGAGACCCTTGAGGGTTGCGTGAGGGGGGTCTGGAACGGCATTATGGACGGGGGCAAGAGCGGGGAGGGCTTGCGGGACTCGCACCTGTACCCGGCGGGATGGGAGGACGAGAGCGATGAACTTTGAGTACCAGCTGATGGCGAGGACCGTCTGGGGCGAGGCTCGCGGAGAGTCCTTCGCGGGCAGGGTAGCGGTGGCCTGGGTGATCCATAACCGTGTCAGGATTGGCGGCTGGTGGGGCTCCACTATCGGGGAGGTGGTGCTGAAGCGCGGGCAGTTCTCCTGCTGGAACGAGGGGGACCCCAACAGGCGGCGCATGATGCAGGTGGACCGCGACGACAGGGCGTACGTCGGGTGCGTCAACGCCGTCGTCACGACCTCCTTCCTGGACCGGGCCGACGACCCCACGAACGGGGCGACTCACTACCACTCCCGCTTCGTTCGCCCCTATTGGGCCGAGAGGATGACGGAGACGGCGCGCATCGGGAACCACGTCTTCTACAGGGGGAGGTAGGATGGTGTCACGTGACACCAGGACGACCGAGGAGGTCCTGACGGACGAGATTGGGGAGTTCTTCGACGACCCGCTGGGCTACGTCATGTTCTGCTTCCCGTGGGAGGAGGAGGCGTCCCTCCAGCTGGTGGAGCTGGCCGAGGGCGTCCCGGAGCTGCTCACCGACGCCGACCGCGAGCGCCAGGCGGCCTACCGCGCCCGCTTCCCCGGCGGCAGGTGGGGTCCCGACCTGTGGCAGTGCGACTTCTTGGACGAGCTTGGCCGCGAGATCAGGGCCAGGGAGTTCGACGGGCGCACGCCCGTTGACCCGGTCTACTTCACCACGGTCTCCGGCCACGAGATCGGCAAGACCACCTTGGTGGCCTGGCTCATCAAGTTTATCCTCGATACGCGCCCCATGTCCACGGGTTCGGTGACGGCGGTTACGGACGAGCAGCTGCGCACCAAGACCTGGGCCGAGCTGGGCAAGTGGCACCACATGTCGCTCACCTCGCACTGGTTCAAGTACAGCTCCGGGCGCGGGGCCATGACCCTCGTGCACGTCAATCCCAAGTATGGTAAGTGGCGCTGCGACGCTCGCACGCCGCGCAAGGAGAAGTCGGAGAGCTTCGCGGGCCAGCACGCGCCCACTGCGACCAGCTTCTACGTCTTCGACGAGGCGTCGGGCGTGGCCGACAAGATTTTCGAGGTGCGGGAGGGCGGCCTGACCTCGGGTGAGCCCATGGTGTTCGACTTCGGCAACGGCACGCAGAACACCGGCACGTTCTTCGAGGAGTGCGAGGGGCGGCTGCGGGAGCGCTACATCCGCCGCTCCATCGACAGCCGCACCGTGGCCATCACGAACAAGAAGAAGATCGCGGACGACATCCGCATCTACGGCCCCGACTCCGACCTGGTGCGCGTGCGCTGGCTGGGCCTGTTCCCCAGGGCCTCGACCTCGCAGTTCATAGCCACTGACGTGGTGGAGGCCGCGCAGGAGAGGGAGCTGGTGGAGGACCCGGCGGCGCCCGTGGTCCTGGGGGTGGACGTGGCGCGCTTCGGCGACGACAAGACCGTCATCTACCCCCGCCTGGGTAACGACGCGCGCTCCTTCCCGCCCAGGACGTTCTCGGGCCTGGACACCATGGAGGTGGTGGAGCAGGTTGTCAACTACTTCAACTACTTCGTCGGCCTGGGGCGCAGGCCGCAGATGATCTTCGTGGACGACGGCTCCATGGGCGGTGGCGTGGTGGACCGCCTGCGCCAGCTCAACTACCCGGTGATGGGGGTGGCCTTCGGGGCGCAGCGGTTCGAGGGCAACGACAAGTACCGCTTCAAGGGCGACAAGATGTGGGGTGACCTGCGCGACGCCATGCCCTCGCTGTGCATCATCGGGCGCGAGACGGAGTCGGGGCAGCGCCTGCACGAGGACCTGACCCAGCGCCAGTACGGGCTGACGATCTCCGGCGACAAGATCAACCTGGAGTCCAAGACCGTGATGAAGACGCGCGGCCTGCGCTCCCCCGACGAGGGGGACGCCCTCGCGCTGACGTACGCCCAGGAGGTGTTCCCGGAGCTGCCCGCCAGCCTCGCGGCGGCCCCCCTAGTCACGAACTTCGATTACGATCCCCACGAGGGTCTTCACGCATAGGGAGATTATCAATGCCCGCTATCTCAGGTACCTTCGTCGCCACCGGCCAGTCCGAGTCGGCCAACCTTGGCGACGTGACGCTCTCACTCTCGGGGTGGGGATCGGCTACGGTCAGCCTCCAGCGCTCGTTCGACGGCGGCACCACTTGGGTAACCGTAGAGACGTGGACGGCTGCTGAGGAGGTAAACATCGCGGGTGGCGGGCAGCTGTACCGCCTGAACTGCACGGTGTGGGCCTCCGGCACCATCACCTACTACCTGGGCTAAGGAGGCGCAACCATGGTCACTTCTCCAATTGTCAATCGGACTTTATCCACGCCCATCTCTCTGGCTAACGGGGGTACCGCGGCCGATCTCTCTGCCACGGGTGGGGCTCAAGAATACGTCAAGCAGTCTGGTTCTGGTAGTGCCTTTACCGTTGGCACTATCCTGGCGGCAGATTATCCCAATATGGTTGGCGACAGCGGAGCGGGCGGTACTAAAGGCGCGGTGCCAGCGCCAGCGGCTGGCGACGCTGCGGCCGACAAGTATCTCAAGGCGGATGCGACGTGGGCGGCGCCAGGTGGAGGCGCGGCGACGACCGAGCCCTACGTCACCATTGGTAACACGGCGGGGTTGAGCGCCGAGCGAGCGCTGACAGCGGGGGACGGCATCGCTATCGCGGATGGCGGCGCCAATTCGACGGCGACGATTTCGGTTGACGCAGAACTCGCAGCTATTGCCGGGCTGACTTCGGCCGCTGACAAGGTGCCCTACTTCACCGGGTCAGGTACGGCGGCGGTAGCTGATTTCACTGCTGCTGGCCGAGCCTTGATCGACGACGCCAACGCGGCGGCGCAGCGCACCACCCTCGGCCTCGGTACGGCGGCAGTAGAGGCGGTAGACAGCGGGACATGGCTTGCTACCGCCGCCATAGCTGCTGGCGCGGTGACGGCACCGAAACTTGCTACGCCTTATGAATGCCACGACATTACTCACACATCCGATACAGCTCTTGCTACACAAGTGTCGGGCGGGACGCAGATCGGAGCAACGCTTTCAAGTATAGTTATCCCAACTTCTGGCATTATCCGACTGACCCTCCTCGCTGCGGAATTTGACGAGACGGAAAGTTCTGCTACTGCTCGTGCTGGCATGGCCATAGATGTTGGCGGGACGAAAGTTTGGGGAACATCCGATACGACTGCTGGTACGTTAACATACAGACCCTATATTCAAGCAGACTCCGGCGCGACCAGTGTAATTTGGAGTAAGAACTATGATGCGCAAGGAGGTAACACTGTTACGATTGGAACCTGGGATATTGTGGATGCTTCCTTTCCAACAGGGGCAAGAGACGTTCAGCTTTATTTTGGGGACAATGTTGACAGCCAAACCGGTGAAATCACCATCACTGGTACTACTCATACTTTCCGTGCCATGATCGAAATTATCGCATATACCTGAGGAGAATGACATGTACGAAGCGCACAAGAGACGCCGCCGAGTATTAGAGTGGGCCTTCCCTCGTCGTATGGCCGAAATGACGGAAGCCTGGGACGGCACCGAGGACTATCAAACATTTCTGGACCGAGCCTGCACTTGGATGGGGGCACCAGTTACGGCCATCGAAATCGAGGCTAAGGAAGCGGCTTACGACGCGCGTATGATAGAAATATCCACTCCGGAAAATGTTCTTCGCAGAAGCATAGGGGATAATTCGCTCGTCAAAGCAATGATCCGCCGTGAGGCCAGAAAGGAAGGTAAGACCGAAGATCAGGTCATCACGGAGTTGGCGTCTGAGTTTTGAACTTAGACAACTGAAAAAAAATGCTTGAGCACACCCGCCTGGAGGCGCTGCGTAAGCGCCACAACGCGCTCAAAACTGAGCGCCAGAGCTTCGACGATCACTGGAAGTCGCTCGTGAAGCCGCGCCGCGAGCGCTTCTTCACGCAGGACCGCAACAAGGGTGACCGGCGATGACAGTACGACAGCTTAGGGAGGGAGACGTGGATATACAGTACGCGGATATCGTGAGTGCGCTAACTCAGCAGCGCAACGACTTTGCTGATCTTTGCGCTCGGCTTTACGCCGAGGCTAAGGCGCTGGAGAGGCGCGTCGCGGAGCTGGAGCGAGAGGGCGACAAGGAGCTGGAGCAGGTAAGCGACGAGGAACAAGCAGATGTGTATGTCTAGCCCCTCGTTCCCGTCCGCCCCCCAGGCCCCGCAGCAGGCTCCGGCCCCGCCCAGCACGGGCAACCCAGAGACGGCCAGGGCGCTCACCAGGGCGCGCATGGCAAACGCGGCGAGGGCGGCGCTCGCCCAGGGGCGTGACTCCACCGTCAAGACCTCCCCACTCGGTCTCACCACGGCGGCCAACACTACGCGACGCACGGCACTGGGGCTAGCCTGATGCCAGACATGAACGAGTTTGAGCGCGTCAACCGCCGCCGCCACGCCCTCAAGCTGGAGCGCAGCAGCTTCGACGCCCACTGGAAGAACCTCGCGGAGTTCATCCAGCCACGGCGCGGGCGCTTCTTCGTGGAGGACCGCAACAAGGGCGACAAGCGCTTCAACAACATAATCAACAGCGCCGGGACGCGGGCGCTGCGCACGGCGGTGGCCGGGCTGCTGAACGGCATCATGTCGCCCTCCCGCCCCTGGCTGGTCCTACAGGACGACTTCGATCCCGAACTGATGAAGTTCCCCCCGGCCAAGCAGTGGTTCTACGACGTGCAGGAGATGATGCGCCGCGTGCACGACGACGCGCAGCTGTACCAGGCGGCTCCCGTAATGATCGGGGAAGAGCTGCTGTTCGGCACCGGCTGCATGTCGCAGGAGGACGACCTGGAGACGCTGGCACTGTTCAAGGCCCACACCGTCGGTAGCTACTCCATCGCGCAGGACGAGCGCCACATGGTCAACACGGTGGCTCGCGAGTTCCAGATGACCACGGAGCAGATCATGCGCAAGTTCGTCACGAACCCGCGTGAGATCGGTGACAACATCAGCCGCACCGTGCGCGACTCCTACGACCGGGGTGACTACGACGTGTGGCACGACGTGTCGCAGCACGCCGACGAGAACCCGCGCTTCATCATAGGTAGCGTGCGCCCGCGAGAGCGGCGCTTTCGCTCCATCTACTACGAGCCGGGCCGCCCCGTCTCGGACAACAAGTTCCTCAGCGAGCGCGGCTTTGAGGAGTTTCCCTTCTTCTGCCCCCGCTGGGCGACCACAGGTATGGACGTGTACGGCACCGAGTGCCCCGGCATGGTTGCGCTGGGCGACGTACGCCAGCTACAGCTGGAGGAGCGGCGCAAGGCGCAGGGCATCGACAAGATGGTGAACCCGCCCCTCCAGGGGCCGCCGGGCCTGCGCAACGTCCAGGTGGCCAACATCTCGGGTGGCCTGACGATATTTGACGCCGGGGGAGACCAGCGCGGCCTGCGCCCGGTCTACGAGGTGCGCCCGCAGCTGAACGAGCTGATGCTGGACATCGAGAAGGTCGAGGGGCGCATCGATTCCAGCTTCTTCGTGGACCTGTTCTTCGCCATCTCCTCGATGGAGGGAGTCCAGCCACGGAACCAGTTGGAGCTGACCCGGCGAGACCAGGAGCGCCTCGGGCAGCTCGGCCCGGTGCTGGAGCGCCAGAACACGGAGCTGCTGGACCCCATAGTGCAGCGCACCTTCGGGCAGATGACGCGCGTGCGAGGGATGCTGCCCCCGGCGCCCCCGGAGATACAGGGGCACCCGATCCGCATCCGCTTCGTGTCCGTCCTGGCGCTCGCCATGCAGGCGTTCACCACGGGCAACATCGAGCGCCTCGCGGGCTTCGCGGGGGACCTCGCCAAGATGGGCTTCGAGGCGGCGCTGGAGAAGTTCGACGCCGAGACGGCCATGGAGGAGTACTCCACCCTCATTGGCACGCCTCCCCAGCTCATCGTGCCGCAGGAAATACTTGAACAGGCACGACAGGAGGCCCTCGCGGAGCAGCAGCGGCAGCAGCAGGCGGACAGGGCAGAGCAGATGGCGAACGCGGCGGCGACGGCGGGTAACATCGAGCTGACGGACGAGACGGTAGCCGGTCGGATGGTCGATCAGGCGCAGGGGAGGGCGTGATGGACGAGCTGGAGCGAGACGAGGCCGAGAGGGTGCAGGCAGAGCGGGCCAACCGCGTCGCTGTCATGCGCGCGGATTACGAATATAACTTGATGTGTCGCGTCCTGGACACGGAGCACGGGCGAGCCCTGGTGCACCTGGTACTGCGGGAGGCGGGGGTGCACCACACCTCAGCGGTGCCCGGAGACCCGCACATGACCTACTTCAACGAGGGTAAGAGGCAGATCGGCCTTCTCATGGAAGAAAGGGTCTTTACATCCGCGCCAGAAGCGTATACAATAATGTGTCGGGAATTTCAAGAGCGCGAGGATCGACTTGCGGCTCGGGCGGAAGCAGCGAGGGAGGCGAACGATGGCTGAGGGATCAGAAGGCGCCCTCCAGGAGGGGGTTGGCGAGGGTAGCACCGGCTCGGTGTCACGTGACACCACGGCCCTGACTAAGGAGCAGGCTCCCGAGAAGGAG